TTTTATGTCCTTGTAACCACTTGGCTACCCAGCCCAGGGCTACACTTGCTAGGTATCCGAGTACTTCGATGATGTTACCTACGACATCTGGTGGTAATGGTGCTTGGTTCATGTTTTTTTTTACGAATTTAGTCTATATTTCGTTTTTGTCGCTTTTTTTGATGGATTTTTTCACTTATTCGTGCCAAGTTCCAGTAGTCTTTCCAATATTGTTCGACTCCTTTTTGTGCAATTCCTTCATTTTCAGCTTCTTTCATTAATTCCTCTACTAGGATCACTTGTAATTTTCTTTCATCTTCTGTAAATATTTTTTTTCTGTAATACTCAGGCATTGGTATTTTGAAGCCCTGCATGGTTGTTACGAATAGTACATCCAGGTTGTTTTTGTGCCATAATTGATTCTTTTGTATATAGGATATTCCTATACCTTCACTCATGGTATTAAATTCTTTTTCCTTTCGTTTATCGTGTTTTTGGCCCAGCATTTTATCTAGGTATTTCATCACATATGCTATTGTAGCCTCGTTAGCTGGTGCCACATGAGATCCTCCATATGTCCATGATTTTTCAATATTTGATTGACTAGCATTAAATATGATTGCGTGATAATGCGGTCTTTTTCTCTTTTCTCCATATTCTCCACAAGCATAATATTTAATCTTATCGGTAGGCTGTAGTCTATTATAGAAGTGCTCCCACGTGATTTCACTTCTCTCTTGATTGATACGTAGCCTTTTGAAGAATCTAGTGAGATCACCTCCTGTAATTTCTCCTGTTTCTTCGTTGATTTGTTCATTGTTGTTGAGGGTTTTTATTCCGTATTTATTGATTGGTACGTGTTTTGTGTCATATGTAAGTGTTACGAAATAGGCTGTTTTACTCTCTGCCATTTGTATTCCCATTCTGAATCCCCATTCTAGTTTACGCCTTTCCAGGCATCTGGCACATTTTTTACAGGGTACTTGGATACTGTGTTTTTCCTCCCCTTTTATGTTAATTGGGTTTTTGAGGTATATGGTAACCTTGTTTCTGCAATCTGCCATATTTAAGATATTTATTATATGTATGTAATGCGTTCCTCCAGGAAGATTTGTTTGGCACTTTGCATAACCATCCAAACCTAATGTATTTTAGGGTTTTCTTTTGTTTGTACCCAAACAAGTCTAATTGTTTTGTTTTCATACTTCACTTGAGAAAACATAGCCTGGCCGGCAATGAGGCCTTTTTGCCATCGGCTTTGTCGGCTATTTGCCGACCTTTATTAAGCGGTTTATAGTGGGTACTCCTCGCTATTACCTGAGTTTCCCCACCAACCTGATCTTAATTAGCCAATCTAGGCGTACTGTACACTGGTAATTGTCTGTCTACTTTGATGCTATGGAATAAGTGTGCGAATATTGGACTCTCTAACGATGTTACATCTGCTTGATTACTTGGTAATACTCTGAAGATATCGCTGGTCCTGGTATGTCCTCCGGTGTTTCCGACTCCAGATGTTCCGTCATGATATGCTACATCTACAAACGGTGCGTTTATTTCGATTGCACTGTCATAATCTGCTCCGTGAATTACTGATCTATCCCACAACCTAACGTCTGTCATACTTTGACCAAAGTTAAACAGGAGCTCTCCTACTGTGAGGTTGTTCTTATATTTCATTTCAGCGAACCTGGGGATATACCCAAAAGTTTCTTGGTTCTTAGCACTTTCTGTAGTTCTTGCATTGTAAAGTACTTCCTCTTTTAGTATCTCTTGGTCACCAATTGAACTAAACATATCCATTGGATATTCTGTTGGAAGTGTTCTGCGCCAGAATCTATCAATTCCTTGCCCATAGTTTGTATTAGGGTTTACTTGTAGAATGGCTATAATCCATCCATGTTCTCCACAAAATTGATCTAATTCATATCCTCCGCTTTCGTAAAGGTTTGCTTGTCCTACGAAATCACCTGTTTTGTTTGTGGTGCTTGTGTATGCAGTTGTCATAACATCACTTATTTGGACCCTTCCGAATTTACTACCTATAAGTACTGGTCTATCAATTGTTAATGGCATTGGGTCATGTCCAAACATTCCTTCAATGTAATCCCTGTAGCGGTTGCCTATTTTCATTAATCGTTCATAGTAACTTTGTAGGGTTTCTGCTAGCCTTAATTGTCTAATTGTTGCTTGAGTTTCCAGGGCTACTTGTCCGGCGGTTGCAGAACTTCCTAATTCACCATTTGCATCTATAGCTACTGTTCCTGCTGCGGCAACTGTCCCGTCTGGGTTGTATACTATTGAGGGTTTAATTGTTCCGTCATCATTATACCCTAAACTTGGTACCAATATTGCTTCACCTATTTGTGGTGTTGGAAGTGCACTGGTGAAGTAGTCCTTTTCCCATTTAGCTGGTGCACACATATATTCCTGTCCTGTCAATCCTACTGTACTTTGCCAATCTGCGAATGCTACGCCGAAAGCTGTGGTATTATCACCGTTTTGTAACCTGAACCATCTGGCAACTTCTAGCTGTGTGTTTCTGTAGTATTCGTCCCATATCTTTAGGTATGCACTTAATGGTAATGCGTTTAAGGAAGTAATTTCTGTTGTTGTATTAGGTCCTGCGTCTATTAACGGTATGCCCATATATGATAATACCTGGTTATTTGCGTACAGCGTTTGTAATTTTGCTTCATAATCAACTGTTGGGTGATCAATTGCTACGCTTCCTAGGTTTTGTATGAATGCGGTCCAACCGGATTCCGCAGGATGTTCATCATCTACCGATGGCCATAATATTCTATTTGGTACATAGAAGTAATCGCACCTCATTGTGTACTTTTGCATCACCGGATAGTACATTGGAGAGAATCGGAACATGAATTCCGTATCTATTTGGAAATAGTCCCCTGGCATTGTTTCTAGTGTTAGTACTGGTGTAAGGAATCCGGGCCTGAATGCTAATTTGTGTTCATGACTCAGGTTGAATCTTGATTTGTTAGGGTTTTTCTTGGGAACCCCTTCGAATAATGATTTGTTGTAATTCATTGTGTTTAGTTTAAGGATAAGTTAATGTTTATGATCCATTTTCCGAAGTCCAGCTGTACGTAAAGTTCTGGCTTTCCTTTATACCTGATAAGGTTACAGTCTATTAGATTAGTCGTTTCCATAGTTATGCGTTGTATTAAAGTTACTAGTACTGAATGTTTTATTATTTACACTTGGAAGGTTTGGTATTCTCCCTCCTCCTGTAAAGTCACTTAATGTTGTAAATATCCATGCGCCTAGTTGGTCACCAAATTCCTTTAGATTGTATGTTTCCTTTGTTGCCAGATCTCTGGCTTTTCCAACTATTGACTGCCATTCTTTATTATATCTGTAATTGTCTCCGAACTGCTGTAGTCCTAATTGAGCCATCGCGCTATCAACAGCAGCCATAGTAATTTTATTATCCTTTGTTGCGTTTTCGATTTCAAGTGCTAATTTTTTAAGTCCTTGCTCTGTTACCAATATATCATTTCTTTTTAATATGTTATCTAGGTTTGCCTGGTTCATTTTAGGAGTCCATTCTATTGCTAAGTCTTTGAGAAGGTTATCTTTTTTGGCTCCTTCTATGTGTATTCCGCCTAATAAGTTGCTCTGTATTGCGTTGGCTATTCTTTGGCTTTGCTCTCTATTGTCTAGGTTTATTTTTGTCCATACATTTTTAGCTTGTGCGTTGCCTATTTGATTTGCGTAGTATTGGCCCATTAATGTGGCCTGATTTTTCATTTGCTCTATTCCTAGCGTATTACTAAGGTTTGTCTTGCCTGGGTCATCACCTCTGTTTGCTAGGTACCATTGTAGCTCACCTGATAATTTTTTGTTCTCTAGGTTTGTCTTGAATACATCTGCCTTTAATTTGCTTACTTCTTGAAGTGTTTTTTGGTTGTGGTTATAATTTGCCAGGTGTTGTGCTCCTTGTGCTGTTCCGAAGTCGTTTACCGGTGTTACTGAACTTTGGTTTCCTGAGCTTATTTGTGTTGCTGCTAATGGTATTTTAGCTTTTTTGGCTCTTGATACCTGTTGTTGAGGACTGTTGTATCTATTTTGAGCTCTTTGGTTTATTCCTGCTATTACATTTTGTGCTATGCCTCCCACTATCGGTAGTGCACCTGATAGGAATGGTAGTATTTGTTTAAAGCCTCCAGGACTATTTGCTTTTGCTGTTCCTGATATGGCGTTTGCTACGTTGTTAAAGAATCCCATTGGTGTTTGTTTAGATTGTTTTTAAATTGGGGCTACTTGCTGTGCTTTCACCCCTCTCATGGATGCTATATCCTCGCATTATTATCCTTGATTAATAATGCGTAACTGACACACCTACTTTTTAGGTGTTGTCTTTATTAGGGTTTCAATGTATTTAACACCCTCATTATAAGCATCTTGTGTGCTTTTAAGCTTGGTTATAACTTCATTGAATGTATTTTCGTAGGTACACTCTATTTGTTCCAGTAGTAATTCGTAGATTATCCTGGTTCTTTCGCCCATCTTTATGGCGTCTTGTGCTTCGTCTAGCTGGTCTTGTGTAACGGCTTCTTCGAATGCGTCGTTTTTTAAGGTTTTTATTTTATCTTCCATTTTGCATGCTGTTTAGTTGGTTCAAGTATTGTTTTTGATTTTTAATGGTTTCACGGTATGCGTTTTCTATATCAGCCTTTCCCATTTTACGTGCTTCTGTGATTTCTTCATCTAGGCTATATTGCCCCGAACCTTGATTCACGATTAAGGTCCGGTTGTTTAACCTCCTTAGTATTTCAGGACCTTTGAGGCTTAGGTTTGGAATTACTTTAAAGTCTGATTTATTTTTCATTTTTTTATAGTTTTTATAGTGTTATTGTTTTTATGTCCTTGTAACCACTTGGCTACCCAGCCCAGGGCTACACTTGCTAGGTATCCGAGTACTTCGATGATGTTACCTACGACATCTGGTGGTAATGGTGCTTGGTTCATGTTTTTTTT